ATTAGCAGCTAATTCTGTTTATGCTAATGCTTTACAAGCAAACTCAGTTACAGCAGCAACAATAGCAGCCAATTCTATAACTGCTGTACAATTAGCAGCCAATTCTATTTATGCTAATGCTTTACAATCTAATTCTGTAACTACCGATTCTTTAGCAGCAAATGCTATAACATCTAAACATATTACTGCGAATACTATAACTGCATCCATGATTGATAGTAGAGGATTAAGTATAAGAGATGCAACAGGAAATCTATTACTTGGCGCGGGGTCTGGATCTTCAGTAATATTATCCAATGCTATTGTAGTTTCTGATAATACTGGAACTTTGCGAACACTTGCTAACGTAGTTACACAATCGAATTCTAGTGCAATACAATTTATAGGCAATTTTGCTAGCAATGCAGCTGCAGATGCAGCATACGGCGGTAGTGCGCCTATTAATTCTGTATATAAGAATACCACTGATAATATTACTTATATAAAACAAAATAATGGTACTTGGACACAATTTTTATCAAATGGTGCTACAGGGTCGTCGTCATTTACCGCAGCAATATACCAACAAAGTGCCACAGCTCCTAGTGCGCCATCGGGTGGCTCTTATAATTTTAGTACAAATACTTTAACTCCCCCAGCTGGTTGGTCAATATCCCCTCCAGCTACAACCACCACCCCAACCTACGTTGCAACTTACACTTTTGTGGGCACAGGAACAGTGACAGGGGGTACTTACAATACACCTATTGTTTTTGCGGAACAAAGATCTGACGGCAAAACATATTTTTTAGGTGTAGTATATCTTCAACAGTCTGCCGCACCGAGTACTCCTACAGCAGGTACCGGATCATTTAATTTTAGTACAAATACTTTAACTGCTCCGGCTGGTTGGTCAATATCCCAGCCTTCGGCAGCAACAACACCCACGTGGTTTTCGTTTTTTCAGTTTTTTACCACAAATATAAATTCTACTGTGACGGCAGGCACTTGGTCAGCTCCCGCAAAACTTACTCAGTTGGGCGCCGATGGTGCAGCTGGTGCAAGGGGAAATTATAAAATAGCAAAGGCAGTGTCTTCTTCTACTTGGTCAGATGCTGCAGCAGATACTGCTATTACAGAATTAGGGCTAACGAAGGTAATTAGAGATGAAGTAACATTATTTAATACTTCTACTAATTTTTCTGATACTAGATTTTGGACTGGTTCAGCTTGGTCGACAGTGTCAGCTTACATTAATGGAGGTTTAGTTGTAAATGGCACAATTTCAGCCAATCAATTAGCAGCAGATTCAGTGAATGCGTCAAAAATACAAGCAGGTGCTATTACTACGGATAAAATGACGGCCGGATCTATAAATGGAGATAGAATTTGCGCTGGAACACTTACTGCTGACAAAATAACTTCAGGAACTGCATGTACAGCAGATGGAAGTTTTGCATTGGGTACTGGCGCTTCTATTTGTATAGGCGGATGCAATTTTCCAGCCCAAGCTACTTTTACAAATAGTAATAATAATAAATTTACTGGCGCATTTGATTCATCTGCGTGCGCGTTCACACTTGTTGCTGCAAATAGATCAGGCGCTACTGCATCAGGTGTGCCTTTTGCTTATGGTAAATCTTTGGGTTCAAGTTATAATGGATTATGGAAATCATTAGGAATATTTGGTGATTGTTCTGTAGGAATTACTGCAGTACAATATAATAGTTCAGGAAGTGGACTTACATGTTTTATCGGTGCACAAGGAACAGAAACAAATACATTTATGTATGGTGCATACGGTGCTGCATTAAATACATCTTCTTTTGCAAGATCGTATGGTTATTCAGGTTTATTTGATGGGACTAATTCATATGGAGGAAGATTCGCTACTCAAATATCTAATGGCATATATAATGTTCTAACAGATATCTCTCTTTGTAGTTCTGCCTGCAGAGAAGGATTAAGATCAACTGTTAGATGGCCATCGTCAACAACTAAATTGGCTGAGGCAGTTTTAGCCGTGGATACAGGAACCACGGGATTAGGTAGATACGGAGCAGGAATAGCTCATTATAATTCTTCAGGTGGTGCTTGTTCGGGAGTATTCATAGCAACAGCTGGCGGGCACTCCATTTATACGTTAGCAGGTACTTTGGGCCCCTTTACAGCATCACATGATGCTTATTTAGGATTAGATATAGAACCCGAACCAGGCGATATCATGGTTGATATAGAAGTAGTGGCTAAAAAATCCATAAGTGATACATTAACGAAGGTTGCTTTATCCTCTTCGCCCAATCAAAAATCTGTAATTGGTGTTTATACTCATACTATAGATCAAAGTAATCCAAATACGATTCCTGCAGCAGTGACAGTGTATACTATACAAGAAATTGAAGCAGTAACTGCAGAAAGAATAGACATGATTACAGGCGAAACTATTACTGAGACAATAATACCAGCTTCAACTAATTCTATTCCTACTCTAGATCCCAATATCGCAGAAATACATTTAAATAGTAAGTATATCAATATTAATTCAATAGGTGAAGGGCAATTAAATGTCTGCGGAGAAAATGGTAATATAGAAATAGGCGATTTAATTACCACATCCTCTATTCCCGGAAAAGGAATGAAACAATCCGACGACATCATTAGAAACTACACAGTGGGCAAGGCCAGAGAGGCAGTTATCTTTTCCTCACCCGAACAAGTCAAACAAATAGCAGTAATCTATTATTGCGGTTAAAATGGCAGCAACAAAAAATTTAGCTATCGATCAGGGAACTACATTTTCAGATTTTATACTTTATAAAGATAAAACTAAAAATGTAATAGATATAACTGGGCTTACTCCAAGAGCCAGTATGAGAAGATCATATTATAGCGCAAATGCTATTACCTTTACTACTATTATTAATAGTAATAGTGGCGGAAATGTAAATATATCCTTATCTGCTTTTCAAACTGCTAATCTCAAAATAGGTAGATATGTTTATGATGTAGAGTTATTTAATACTAATGTAGTATATAGAATACAAGAAGGCATTATAACAGTATTTCCAGAGGTAACAAAATAATGGCCAAAGTAACTACCAGAGAAGGGCTTAAAGATTATTGCTTAAGAGCTCTAGGGCATCCAGTAATTGAAATAAACGTAGATGACGATCAAGTCGAAGATCGTATCGATGAATCATTTCAATTCTATAGAGAATATCATTATGATGCCGTTGAATTAGTATATCTTAAGCATCAATTTACTGCTGAAGATATTACAAATCAGTATATAAGCACCAGTGATTTAATCGTAGGTGTAAATAGAATTCTTCCTTTAACTAACAGAACTAGGGGAATGAATATATTTGATATTAGATATCAAATACTTATAAATGATTTGTATAGTCTTATGTCTACTGATCTAATTTATTATACTCAAGTTAAAATGGAACTTGAACTTATAAATCAATTATTAGTGGGCACTAAACCTGTTAGATTTAATAGACATATTAATCGTTTATACATAGATTGGGATTGGGAAGCAGATATAGCAGCGGAAGATTATGCAATTGTTGAATGCTATAGAATACTTGATCCAAATACGTATACTGATGTGTATGATGACTATTTTCTAAAAAAGTATACCACAGCATTAATTAAAAGACAATGGGGAGTAAATCTTAAGAAGTTTTCCGGATTACAACTTCCTGGCGGAGTTATGCTTAATGGAGATACAATTTATCAAGAAGCAATAGGAGAAATAAAGGCTATTGAGGATGAAATGCAATCTAGATTTGAATTGCCAGTAGATATGTTTGTGGGCTAATTATCATTCAGGCTTATAGCAATAATAACATCTGGTCTATAGAAAGTCAATAGAAAAGAATGACTACAGTTAATCCATATTTTCAATCTGGCATCCCAATGGGACGCAGATCTGAGCAGCTTTTGATTGAAGATTTAATAATCGAAAGTATGAAAATTTATGGTTTTGAAACTTATTATATACCTAGAAAAACGGTTAACGAAGATATTATTTTGGGTGAGGATCCACTGCAAAAATTTGACTATGCCTACCCCATAGAAATGTATTTGGAAAATGTTATGGGGTTTGAAGGTGATGGTGAGTTATTAACTAAGTTTGGTTTAGAGTTAAGAGACACTGCGAGATTTGTTGTAGCTAGAAGAAGATGGGCTGAAGTCGCTGGCAGATTTGGTAATACTTTAATTGAAACAAGACCTGCTGAAGGCGATCTTATTTATTTTCCTTTAACTAAATCTTTTTTTGAAATACGTAAAGTAAGTGGACAGGATCCTTTTTTTCAGTTAGGTAAACTCTACGTATTTAAAATGGATTGTGAAATATTTCAATTTTCTGAAGAAAGATTTGATACCGGGATTGAAGAAATTGATGAATTACTTGATGATAAAAGACTTGATCTTGAGTTATATAAATTCCTTAAAGAAGATGGTAGTGAATTATTATTGGAATACTATTCAGAATCTTCATTAATGTTGGAAGATTATTCAACCGTAGTAAAAGATAAAGCAGCAGACAATGATGATTTTGATGCAAATATCAACGATATTTTAGATTTTACTGAAAGAAATCCCTTCGGCGAGATATACAGATAATGTTAGATCAAAAATTTTATTGGGGGACTATTAGAAAATCTATTGTTGCTTTTGGTAATATGTTTAATAATATTACCATAGATAGATTGGATGAAAATGGAAATATAGTTCAAACTATAAGAGTACCTTTATCTTATGCCCCAAAACAAAAGTTTATTCAAAGAATAACACAGCAACCAAATATAGATGATCAAAATATAGAAGTGTATTTGCCTAGAATGTCTTTTGAAATGATGGGGCTACGATATGATCCTAATAGAAAAATTAGTCCAATTCAACAAAATCGTGCTATAAATTCTTCTACCACTGCTTTAGCTCAATATGCACCAACGCCTTACAATATAGAAATAAGTTTATATGTATATTCTAAAAATCAAGATGATGGATTGCAAATAGTAGAACAAATATTACCATATTTTAATCCAGATTATAACTTAACATTAAAAGCAATATCCACTTTAAATATAAAAAACGATCTTCCAATTTTACTTGAGAATATCATATATGATGATCAATATGAGGGAGATTTGAGACAAAGAAGATCTATTATTTGGACATTTAATTTTTTGATGAAATTAAATTTTTATGGTCCTATAAACAAACAAGGGGTAATCAAACGAGTAATAGCCGATACATTTACAGATAAAGCTCTTACTCAGAAACAACAAACTTATACGGTACAAGTTGATCCATTAACAGCAACACCTGAGGATGATTTTAATTTTAACGAATCTTTTGAAGATTTCTAATGAGTAGTATTCCTGAATTAAATAAATTATTTAACATTGAAAAAACTAAAAGCGATGAAATGCCTTTAGTTTTGCCTTCAACTAAAATTGAAATGGATAAAGAAGATGACTATCAATTGGCTAGAAATACTTTGCGTAAATTAATTTTTAAGGGCGAAGATACCCTAGATGAAATGATAAATTTGGCTAAAAATTCTGAACATCCAAGAACATATGAAGTTGCTGGCCAATTAATAAAAACTATGTCTGATGTAGCAAAAGATCTTATGGTTTTACAAAAGCAAGTAAAAGAATTATCTGTAGATAATGATAAACCTTCTATAGGTACTCAAAATAATGTAGTTTTTGCAGGATCTACCGCAGAATTAATGAAACTACTTAAAAAAAATAATGAATAAACGAATAGCTTATAATGGTAACCCTAATCTTAAACAGATAGGAACAGTTATCAACTATTCCCCAGAACAAGTACAGGAAATAATAAAGTGTTCTCAAAATCCTATATACTTTATTGAAACTTATTGTATGATTGTTTCATTAGATAATGGCCTTGTGCATTTTAAACTTTATGATTGTCAAAAAGAAAAAGTGGAAGTAATACTAAATAATCGTAAAGTTATACTTATGGAAGGCAGACAACAAGGAAAAACTATTACTGCTGCTGCTTGTATTCTTTGGTATACCTTATTTCAAGAATCAAAAACTGTTGCAATATTGGCTAATAAATCCTCAGCTGCAAGAGAGGTACTGCATAGATATCAGGTAATGTATGAAGCTTTGCCTTTATGGATGCAACAAGGTGTAAAGACTTTTAATAAAGGTGATATAGAATTAGAAAACGGGTCAAGAATTTTTACTGCTGCAACTAGTATGTCTGGTATTCGAGGTAAATCTGTGAATTGGTTATATATTGACGAAGCAGCAATTATTCCTAACAATGTTGCTGAAGAATTTTTCACTTCAGTTTATCCAACGATCTCTGCAGGTGAAACTACAAAAATTCTTCTTACTTCCACTCCCTTTGGTTATAATCATTTTTGGAAATTTTGGAATGACGCCGAACAAAATATAAATGGATTTAAATCTTTATTTGTACCTTATTGGAAAATACCAGGCAGAACAGAGGAATGGGCTAACCAACAAAAAGCATTATTGGGTGAACTAAAATTTAATCAAGAAGTACTATGTAAATTTTTGGGATCATCAAATACACTAATTTCTCCAGATGCTATTTCAAGAATGTCACCGTTGCCCTATATCTTTGAAAATGAAGGATTAGATGTTATTGAGGAACCAATTATTGGGTTATTTAATGATAAAGGCGAAATAGTAAGAAAACCGCATACTTATGTTATTTCTGCTGATACATCTAGAGGAGTGGGTGGCGATTATTCTGCATTTACTGTTATAGATGTGACAGAATATCCATTTAGAATAGTTGCCAAATATAGAAATAATAAAATAAGTCCCATTTTATATGCAACAATACTATATAAAGTTGCAAGAGACTATAATGATGCTTTTTGTTTAGTAGAAACTAATGATATAGGACAACAAGTAGTTGATTCTTTATATACTGATTTAGAATATGAAAATATTTTTGCAACAGCTAGTGGTAAATCTAGGCAGTTTTTGTCAGGAGGATTTGGCACTGGTACAACTCTAGGATTAAGGACAACTACACAAGTTAAAAGACTTGGCTGTTCTTTGTTTAAAAATTTAGTAGAAAATCAAAAGTTGATAATAACCGATAAAGACATTATATCTGAGATTTCCACGTTTACTGAACAGAGGGGGTCTTTCAAAGCTGATGAAGGATATCATGATGATTTAGTAATGTCATTAATTATATTTTCTTGGGCAACTAATGAATTATATTTTAAGGAATTAACTAATTCTAATCTTAGATTAGCTTTGTATGAGCAACAGACTAAACAAATTGAGGAAAATCTTACTCCGTTTGGTATAGTTAATACAGGTATTCCTGAAGAAGTAAGGCCAGAAAAAATAAATGATGATATTTGGTTTAATCTGAATCCAACCGAAGCGATGGAAAAGATGCGAAGAAAAATGCTTGAAAATGTCTAAAAGCCATTATTTATAAATAATTAGTAATCAAATTGTCATGACGACTTCCAAAAATCTTTAGGAGATTAAGATGGCATTTCAGCTTTCACCGGGTGTTTTAGTAACTGAAAGAGATGACACACTTAGTGTTCCAAGCGTTTCCACAACTGCCGGTGGATTTGTAGGGAATTTCCAATGGGGTCCTGTTGATCAGGTAACTCAAATAGATTCAGAAAAAACACTAGTTTCGGTTTTTGGTAAACCAACCACAAATACGTATATTTCTTTTTTTACTGCTGCTAATTTTTTATCTTATGGTAATAATTTAAAAGTAATAAGAGCAATAAATGGTAGTAGTAAAAACGCAGCATCAAATTCAGCAGTCCTAGTAAGAAATGATGATCATTATGATACAGTTTCCTTTACTAATGCAGGTGAATGGGTAGCAAGATATCCGGGAGTACTTGGTAATTCTATAAAAGTATCTATGGCAGATGCTAATACTTTTGTTGCGTGGGCATACAAAACTCAGTTTAGTTCAACATCGCCCAATACATCTAGTTATACAAACATTTTAGGCGGCAAGTATGATGAATTACATATTATAGTATTAGATTCAAATGGTACTTGGACTGGTGCGGCCGATACTGTTTTAGAAAAATTTTCATTTTTATCTAAAGCATCTGATGCTAAAGCATTGGATGGATCTTCAAATTATTACAAAACAGTCATTAATAATACATCTAATTATATAAGATGGGCTAATCATACAGCCAACACAAATAATTGGGGAAATGTTTCTGCAGGTACTACATTTGCCAATTTAGCAACTAATATTACTATGACATTAAATGGGGGATCTGATTTTTCATCCAATATTGCTGCTATTTTAAATGGATATACAGTTTTATCTAATGATGAATTGTATGATGTAAATTTAATACCAACTGGAGATCTTGATGCAGCCAATATTTCATTTGTAATTAATAATGTTGCAGAAGTAAGAAAAGATTGTATGGTTTTTTCGTCTCCTGGTTTTGTAGATACTGTTAATAATACCACAGCTGTCACCAATGTAGTAAATTTTAGAAATAGTCTACCAAGTTCATCTTATGCAGTTTTGGATTCTGGTTACAAATATCAGTATGATAGATATAATGATGTCTATCGTTGGATACCATTAAACGGAGATATAGCAGGATTAACTGCAAGATCAGATTTTGTTGCTGATCCTTGGTTTTCCCCTGCAGGATTTAATAGAGGGCAAATAAAGAATGTTGTAAAACTAGCATATTCGCCCTCTAAATCTGACAGAGATACCTTATATAGAGCAGGTGTAAATCCTGTAGTAACTTTTCCTGGACAAGGAACTGTATTATTTGGCGACAAAACTTTATTAGCAAGACCAAGCGCTTTTGATAGAATTAACGTCCGTAGATTGTTTATTGTGTTGGAAAAAGCAATAGCAACAGCAGCTAAATTTCAATTGTTCGAATTTAATGATGCTTTTACTAGAGCACAATTCAGAAATCTAGTTGAACCTTATTTAAGAGATGTACAAGGTCGCCGAGGTATTACTGACTTTAGAGTAGTTTGTGATGAAACTAACAATACGGGTGAGGTAATAGATCGAAACGAATTTGTAGCAGATATCTATATTAAACCTGCAAGATCAATTAATTTTGTTCAATTGAATTTTATTGCTACTAGATCAGGAATTTCTTTTGAAGAAATAGGCGCATAAATTAAGGGAGTAATGGATGACAACCGCATTTAATGTAGATAGATTTAAGTCTGCGCTTACTAATGGGGGCGCTAGACCAAATCAATTCGCAGTTCAGCTAAGTTTCCCTACGTATGTTACGGGGGCAGCTGCAGCAGTAGCTAGAGCTCCCTTTCTTGTTACAGCAGCAGAACTTCCCGGGCAAACAATGGGACTAGTAAATGTATTTTATAGAGGTAGAGATGTTAAACTTTCAGGTGATAGAACTTTTGCCGGATTTACTATAAATGTTATAAATGATTCTGATTTTTCTATTCGAAGTGCTATTGAGCAATGGATAAATGGAATGGATAATCTTATTAATAAAACTGGTAAATTGAATCCTGCAGAATACCAAAGAGATATGTTTGTTTATCAACTAGATAGAAATGGCAATGTTCTTAAACAGTATATACTTCAAGGGGCATTTCCAACAATTTTAAGTCCTGTTGGATTAAATTTTGGAGCCAACGATACTATTTCTGAATTTACAGTGACGTTTGAATATCAAACTTTTACAGTATCCGCAAATCCATTAAATTCTATAATTGATATTGCCACTACACCTTTTGGAACATAATAAAATATGGCACTTTCGTTATTTGGTTTTACAATTTCTCGTAATGAAGTAAACGATTTAGGAACAAAAGCTCAATCCTTTATAAATCCCGAATCTGAGGATGGAGCTGCAACAGTATCAGGTGCAGGGTATTATGGTACATACGTAGATTTAGATGCATCCTCTAAATCTGAGGCAGAGCTTATTACAAGATATAGAGAAGCAGCTTTGTATGCTGATGCTTCAACTGCAGTTGACGAAATAGTAACTGAGGCAATAGCTGCCACAGATAACGAAGATCCTGTAACAATTAATTTAGATAATTCAGACTTGCCTGAAAATATAAAAGATTCTATTAAAATAGAATTTCAAGAAGTACTTAGATTACTAAACTTTAATTATAAAGGTTATGATTGGTTTAGGCAATGGTATATTGATGGAAGAATATATTTTCAAAAAGTTATTGATATTACGAATCCAAAACGAGGTATTTTAGAATTAAGAAATATTGATCCTAGGAAAATAAGAAAAATTAGAAAAATAGATAAACAAAAGGATCAAAAAACAGGCGTAGATTTAATAAAGAAAATTGAGGAATTTTTTATCTACAATGATAAAGGTATAAATTATAATCCTCAATATTCTATGGCGTCTGTATCCAATCAAGTAATAAAATTATCTTTAGATTCTATTACTTTTGTACCTTCTGGATTAATGGATTTAGAAAAGAATGTAGTTTTAGGTTACATGCATAAAGCTGTGAAACCCATTAATCAACTTAAAATGATGGAAGATGCTCTAGTTATTTACAGAATTTCGAGAGCACCAGAAAGAAGAATATTTTATATAGATGTTGGCAATTTACCTAAAATAAAGGCCGAGCAATATCTTAAAGATGTGATGGCCAGATATAGAAATAAAATTGTGTATGATTCCAATACTGGTGAAATAAGAGATGATAGAAAATTTTTATCAATGCTTGAGGATTTTTGGCTTCCTCGTAGAGAGGGGGGCAGAGGAACAGAAATTACAACTTTGCCTGGCGGAGAAAATTTAGGACAAATTGAAGATATAAATTATTTTCAACAAAAGGTATATCAATCGTTAAATGTGCCAGTATCTAGAATGCAACCTCAAAATGGTTTTCAATTTGGTAGAGCCGAAGAAATTACTAGAGATGAATTAAAATTTGCTAAATTTGTTTCAAGATTACGTAAAAAATTTAATGAATTATTTTTAGATGTTTTAAAAACTAATTTGATTCTTAAAGGTGTTATCACTGATGCGGATTGGAATGTTATAAGTGAAAAACTTCAAGTAAAATATGCGCAGGATCAATATTTCTATGAAATGAAGGAAGCAGAAAATCTTCGTAATAGAATGGATATTTTAAATCAGGTAACACCCTTTGTTGGTACTTATTTTAGTAAATTATTTGTTATGAAAAATATATTAAAAATGAATGATGATGATATACGAAGAATTGAGGGAGAAATACAATCAGAAACATCCTCATCTCAAACAATAAATAATACTGCGACTCAACAATAGGAATATAATATGGAACAATCTGAAGTAATTAAACATATGGTAAATGATATTTTAACTGATAAAGCATCAGATGCTATGGAAAAATTTAATTCTTTAATGGCAGTAAAAATTAGTGATGCTTTAGATAATAAAAGACAAGATTTAGCTAGTAATCTTTATACAGGTAAACAGGAAACAGAATGAAAAACTTTTCTTTTTTAAGAGAAGAAGCTTTACTAGAAAAACTTAAAGCTTCTGATTCTACAAGCAAGTGGATAAGTGATTTTGTACATAGCGATAATCCTAAATTTGCTGGAAAAAGTAAAAAAGAAAGAATTCGTATGGCTTTAGGTGCCAAGTATGCTATTATGCGAAAGAATAATGAGGTATAGGAATGGCAATTACTAAATTTATAATAAAAAAAGTACGCCAACAAGCTATTGTAAAGTTTGTTGGTGATGGTACTGCTAACGTTGATTTAGTTGCTGATCTAAAGTTATCTGACGAAACTGTTACTGATGTTGCCAATACTGTAAGAGTAACTATTAATTCAGTAGTCTTTTCAAACAGTAACGCCTCCACACCTATTACTATTGCGAGAGATGCTAATACTGTAATGCAGTTATTTGGAAACGATAACTGGTCATTTTCCCAACAATTCGGTTTCGTAGATAATGAATCTGCAGGATCTAATATAAAAGTTACATTGCCAGTATCCTCTACTTTATATCTAGGATTAACAAAACAAGGATTTAAAGAAACTAATAACCAAGAACTTAAAGATTACCAGAAAAGATAAAATGAAACTAATTACTGAAGTCACCCAGGATTTAAATTATTTGACAGAAGAGTCAAATGGTAAAAAGAATGTCTTCATAGAAGGTATCTTTATGCAGGCAAATAAGCAAAATCGCAATGGAAGAATTTATCCAATGCCTGTAATGGAAAAAGAAGTACAAAGATATCAAGGCCTTATAGACCAAAAACGCTCACTTGGTGAACTTGGACATCCTTCTAATCCAACAATTAATCTTAACACAGTGTCACATTTGATAAGTGAATTAAAATTTGATGGTACTAACGTTATTGGTAAAGCTAAAATTTTAGAAACACCAATGGGCAAGATTGCTAAAAATTTTATAGAAGAAGGCGTAATGCTTGGTGTTTCATCTAGAGGTTTAGGTTCTTTAAAAGAAAAAAATGGTGTCATGGAAGTTCAAGATGATTTTCATTTAGCTACCGTAGATATAGTAGCTGATCCTTCTGCCCCCGAAGCTTTTGTTCAAGGTATAATGGAGAACGTAGATTGGATTTGCGAAAATGGCGTATGGAAATCTAGACAAATAGAAGAAACCAAAAAACAAATAAAAGAAACAAAACGAAAAGATTTAGATCGAGTAAAGATTGAAATCTTTGAAAAATTTGTTCATATGTTGTCTAGGCAACCATAATTATAAATAATTGAGTAAATTTCCATTTAGGAGACAATAAATGTCAGTAGAAAGTAAAATCAAAGAATTGCTTGAGCGTGTAGAAGCTAAAGCAACTTTTAACGAAACTGATAAAATGGGCGCAGATACCGTTAAAAAGGATTCGACCTTGAGTCCTGCTAATCCAGGGGATGTTTCTCAGCCAATGCAGGGTTCGTCAGAGAAGGCTTCATTTGAAACAAGAGAAGGCGAAAAAGATGAAAATCAAGTAGCACAAGTAACTGCTACTACTCCTAAAGCTACTCCGCCCCAAGGCAAGGGCCCAGGCCAAGCGACAAATTTTAATACAGTTAAAGATTTGACTGCATCAGCTACTGGCAAAAATCCAACAGGTAACCAATCTATGATGGAAGAAGAAGAAGATTCCGATGATGTAGAAATTGAATCTATAGATTTATCCCCAATTTTTGGTGAAGATCTTTCTGAAGAATTTAAATCTAAAGCTACTGCAATTTTTGAGGCTGCAGTTATTGCCCGAGTAAATCATGAGATGGAAAGGATTGCCGAACAATTAGAATCTAAATATGAAGAAGATTTTGCTGAACTAAGAGAAGGTATGGTTGATAAAATTGATTCATATCTTAACTATGTTGTTGAACAATGGATGGAAAGTAATGAATTGGCTATAGAATCTGGTCTTCGCACAGAGATAGCTGAAGATTTTATTAGTGGACTTAAAAATTTATTTAAAGAACATTACGTAGATGTTCCTGAAGAGAAATATGATGTTATTGGTGAGTTACAAGCTAAAGCCGAAGATTTAGAACAAAAACTTGATGAAGCTATTAATACCAATGTAGAATTGAGTTCTGAGCTTATTAAGTTAACTCGAAAATCTATTTTAGAAGATTTGTCAAAAGATTTGGCTGATACAGAAACAGCTAAATTGCATAAGTTAGTAGAAGGCATTGCCTTTGATGATGTAGACATTTATAGCGAAAAAGTCCGCGTGATCAAGGAAAATTATTTTCCAAAAAGCAAAGCTACAATAACTGAAGCTACAACAAGTCAGACTTTAGTTGAAGATACATCAGATGTAACAGAGAATACTTTAGTTGAATCGACAGGTATAGTCGCAGCTTATGCGCAAGCACTTTCAAGAACAATTAAACGTGCTTAACAACAAAATAAAAAAAGGTTCGTAAGGAGAACAAAATGTTTTTATCCGAAAATTTACAACAAAAGTGGTCAGCAATTCTGGATCATCCGGAGCTTCCACAAATTAAAGATTCCTATAAAAGAGCAGTCACATCTGTTCTTTTAGAGAATCAAGAAAGAGCTTTACGCGAAGAACGTCAAGCTCTTTTTGAGACACCCACTAATAATATTGCTCAGGATACTGCAGCAATACAAAAATATGATCCAATTATGATTGGTTTAGTTCGCCGTGCTATGCCTAATTTAATGGCATATGATATTTGCGGCGTTCAGCCAATGACAGGCCCAACAGGCTTGATCTTTGCTATGCGATCAATGTATGGTGGTTCAGGTGACACTCGTTCCAATACGACTACTCGTGTTGAAGCTTTGTACAATGAAGCAAATACAAGTTTTTCTGGTGCAACAGGCCATACTGGATCAATCGCCAATATTTTAGGCGGATATGCTACAGGATCTGCAAATACTTTAGCTGCAGTTGAAGCGGCACAAGATTTTGCTGAAATGTCTTTTGCGATAGATAAAACAACAGTTACTGCTAAATCACGTGCATTAAAGGCTGAGTATACTGTTGAACTGGCACAAGACTTGAAGGCAATCCATGGACTAGATGCTGAAGCAGAACTTTCAAATATTCTATCACAGGAATTTATGTTTGAAATTAATCGTGAAATCGTACGTTTAATCTATAAAGTATCTAAGCCAGGGTCACCAGCTACAGCAAGTGCTGGCACATTTGACCTAGACGTTGATTCAAATGGTCGTTGGTCTGTAGAACGTTTTAAAGGCCTTTTATTTAATATTGAACGTGATGCCAATCACATTGCTCAAGATACTCGTAGAGGAAAAGGTAACTTCATTGTATGTTCAGCAGACGTAGCATCTGCATTGGCAATGTCTGGTGTCTTAGACTATGCCCCTGCCCTAGCTTCAAATGCTAATCTAAACGTTGATGACACAGGCAACACTTTTGCTGGTGTTCTTAATGGGCGTTATCGTGTTTACATTGATCCTTATACAGGCAACTTGGGTGCAAGTAATCAGTTTTACCTTGTAGGATATAAAGGTGTAAGCCCATATGATGCAGGTATTTTCTACTGCCCTTATGTTCCATTACAAATGGTTCGTGCAATAGACCCCAATAGCTTCCAGCCAAAAATTGGCTTTAAGACTCGTTATGGTTTAATTGCAAATCCATATGTAGTAACTTCAACGGGCACTAATGATGCTGATACTTTCACCGCAGATCGTAATCAGTATTATCGTAAAACTCGTGTAGTGAATCTTATGTAATAATAACCGGCATAGATCGGGATTAGGGGGATTTTAAATCCCCCTTTTTTTCTTTATAAATATTATGGAGGGTATTTATGGCATATACATCAAATTTAAACATATTACAAGCATCATATACGTCTAATAGGCCTACTACCTATGATTTTCTTAGACCAAACGCTTTTAGATTTACTATAAAAGATTTGCCAAATACTTCCTATACCTGTCAATCTGCTAATCTTCCCGGTTTAGCATTGGGTTTTGCACAACAACCTACACCTTTTATAGATATACCAACGGTAGGAGACAAATTAGTATATGGCGATTTTACTATAAGATTTTTAATTTCCGAAGATATGTCTAATTATCTTGAATTATACACATGGTTAGTAGCTTTAGGATTTCCCCAAAGACATGCGCAGTTTTCAGAATTTGTTTTGAAAAAAATAAATAGATTTCCGTTTGTTGTTAATTCTATTGGCCAATCTACTGCTTTGGCATACTCGGATGGAATTTTAACTATTTTAGACTCGACAAACAATCCTAAAACTAATATAATATTCAAAGAGTTATTCCCAATATCTTTGGAAGCGTTAGATTTTGAAATTGCATCCCAGACAGTAGAATATTTCACAGCAATCGCAGCATTCAAATATAAATTATTTGAAGTAGAACAACTTTAATATTTTGGAGTTATAATGGCAATAAAATTGGATCCAACAAAAATCAAACCACCAACTTTAAAAACACAAGAAGATGTGACGACACCGCCACAATCAGGCAAATTAGAGATTCGTCTTGATGATCTTCGTAAGGAAAGAATCTTTGTAGCGACACCTTGCTATGGTGGTATGCTAAATGAAGCATATTTTCGATCGGTAATTAAACTACTAACTTTTTGTAATCAGCATCAAATTCCATTAGCATTTGGAACTATTGCTAATGAGTCATTAGTTACTAGAGCTCGTAATGTATTATTGGCATATTTTTTACAGAGTAATTTTACTCGTTTAATGTTTATAGATGCAGATATTGAATTTCAAGTAGAAGATGTACTAAAATTAGTTGCACATAATAAAGATGTAGCAGTTGGCGCATATCCCAAGAAAGGTGTTAATTGGGATCGTATCAGAGACTCGGTAAGAGGAGAACCGACAAAAGAATTCTCAGCAAATCAAGTAGCAGCATTCGGATCTGATTATGCTATTAATTTCAAATTTATTAATAGAGATGCAAAACAAATAGCTATAGAAAATGGATTAATTAGATTGCACGATGGAGCAACAGGTTTTATGATGATCAAGCGAGATGCTATCGATAAGATGATCAAAGCATATCCAGAGCTCAAATATAATAATGATTTAAATACACCTCCAGAACTTAGTGATTTCTTTTATGCTATGTTCGATACTATGATTGATCCTAAAGACAAACGATATCTATCTGAGGATTATACCTTTAGTCGTAGATGGCAAGATATAGGTGGAGATATTTGGTTAGATCCTACCATATCTTTAAACCATTATGGCACATTTAATTTTATGGGCAATCCTGCGCAGATTATACAAATACAATCTTAAACTATGAAATTAAGTGATCTTCAGGAAATGTGGGCTGAGGATTGCAAGATCGATGAAGCAAATCTTGGAAGAGAATCAGCTCGCACTCCGCTACTTCATGCCAAATATATTAACTATCTTTCTTCTACAAGACTTAATCTTAGAAAAGCAGAATCAGATTATTTAAATTGTAGAAGAAAGAAGTATCGTTATTATAGAGGAGAAATGTCGAAAAGCGAACTCGAGGAAGAGGGCTGGAATCAATGGCAAGGAACTAAACCTTTAAAAAATGAAATAGATGAGTTTCTTCAGGGAGATGCTGATTTACTTTCTTTACAAGATAAAGTAGAATACTTTAAAACTGTTTTATATCAATTGGAAGCAATTATTAGATCATTGAATAGTAGAACTTGGGACATAAAAAATACCATCGAATTTATGAAATTTACTAATGGATTAATGTGATGCCCGATATAACTATAAGAAAGAAAAATGAGGTTTATCTCCTCATTGATAGTGATCCCTCAATACTTCAAGAAATTTATGATTACTTTTCATTTGATGTTCCTGGGGCCAAATTTCATCCTTTGTATAGATCTAAAGTTTGGGACGGCAAAGTACATTTATTTTCAATGTTTACTAAAGAATTGTATGTTGGATTGTCAGATTATGTAAAAAAATTTGCAGAAGAAAGAGAATACATTGTTGATGAAACTAATTATAAAAAATCATATGACTATGTTACTTTAGAAGAAGTAAAAGCTTTTTGTGAATCCTTAAATATATCATCCAAAGGACAATCTATTCAAATACGAGAGTATCAAATAGATGCAGTCTATCAGGCAATTGTTAACGGAAGACGCTTATTACTATCGCCAACTGGTTCTGGAAAATCTCTTATTATTTACTGCTTAATACGTTGGCATGAAAAATATGGGAGACGACAACTTATACTTGTGCCTACAACAAGTCTTGTAGAACAGATGTACTCAGATTTCCAAGATTACTCAGGATTTAATGGTTGGAAAACATCTGAAAACTGTCATAGAATTTATGGTGGACATGAAAAGTCTAATTTATACAATGTTGTTATTAGTACTTGGCAGTCAATCTACAAACTTCCCAAGACATTTTTCTTCGAATTTCAAGTTATTTATGGCGATGAAGCCCATCTCTTTAAGGCAAAATCACTAACCAGCATACTTAATAAATGTACAACTGCAGCTTTTAGAATCGGAACAACCGGTACTTTAGATGGCACTAAAACTCATAGGTTGGTTCTCGAAGGATTATTTGGTTCTGTATATAAAGTTACTTCAACTAAAAAATTAATGACAGATAAAACTTTAGCAGATTTACAAATTTATAGTATTGTTTTGGAATATCCAGATGAGATTAGAAAAGCAGTAAAACATTTTGAATACCAGCAAGAAATGGATTTTATAGTATCATATAATGAAAGAAATAAATTTATAAGAAATCTTGCATTGGATCAAAAAGGTAATACTTTGGTATTGTTTCAGTACGTAGAAAAACATGGTAAGATTCTTCATGATATGATTTCAGATAAAGCACAAGATAGACAAGTATTTTTTGTGTATGGTGGCACTGATACAGAGCAACGAGAAATGATAAGACAACTAACGGAAAAAGAAAATAATGCTATTATAGTAGCCTCGGTCGGGACATTTTCTACAGGGATAAATATCAAAAAATTACATAATATTATTTTTGCCTCCCCGTCTAAATCTAGAATTAGAAATCTTCAATCTATTGGTAGGGGATTAAGAACAAGTGAAGAAAAAGATAAGTGTAATCTTTATGATATAGGTGATGATTTGTCTTGGAAATCAAAAAAGAATTATACTTTACTTCATATGATAGAAAGAATAAAGATTTATAATGATGAGCATTTTGATTACAAATTAATAAAGGTTCCTATCAAATGAAAGATAACTTAGTATTCCATTACAAACTACTAAAATTAATTAATGGCGAAAGTATAGTATGTTCTACCGATGATAACTGCGAAAATCTTAGAAGCAAATCTAGTATCCACGTTTGTGATCCTGTTTTAGTTATTCCTTTTAGAGTTCCTCGAGGTATGAATATTGCGGAAACATATATTATGACACCTTGGATTTCTATAAGTGAAGAAATAATATTTGAAATCCCAACAGAACAAATTATTGTAGCTGTGGATTTGAAACACAATTTTAAAGAAAATTATATAAGTTATGTTGAAGCACAAAATAAAACTGAAGATTTAGTACAACAAGATAAAGAAGTAATGCTAAAACATCTTCTTAATAGTTTGGGGAACAATAGTGATGAAGAAATCGAAGATAGTAGCGGGGACAAACCAATCCTTGTCCCAGGATCAAGATCAGTCCATTGAAATACCTCGTTCATCTCATTATGTAGATAACAAGAAATTTCTACAGGCATTAATAGATTATAAAGTTTTAGTAGATCGGGCCCTTGTAGAAGGGAACCCGCAACCACAGGTTCCAAACTATATAGGTGAATGTTTTATAAAGATTGCTACGCATTTATCTTATAAGTCTAATTTCATAAATTATACGTTTAAAGATGACATGATAAGTGATGGAATAGAAAATTGTTTAACTGCTGTTGCTAAATTTGATCCATCTAGATCATCTAATCCTTTTGCATACTATACTCAAATAATTTATTTTGCTTTTATTCGCAGAATTCAAAAAGAAAAAAAGCAACAGGCCACCAAATATAGAATGATAGAAAATATTGATATTGATCAGATAATATCCCAAGAGCATGGTAATGAAGAATTTAATAATCAATTTATGGAATATGTAAAAAAACAACTTGATCAAATCGATATAGAAAAACGGGTAATTCAATTCCCGAAAAAGAACAAATTAGCTGAAGAAAATTTGAATAATGCTCTTGATTTAGATGAATAGTTTACTATATAATATGAGTATGTTTACGAGGTAAGACAGTTTATAAATATAACGGGCGAACGGACTGATCATCCTTCTGTGCCAGTACACAGATAGCCCTCAACTATTTACTGGAATATCTATGCAAAATCTTTTACAAGTTTTAACAAAAAATTCTACTGTGTACAATGATAAGTATATACTTAAATATATTTTCTTTATAGAAAAATGTAGGAAAATGTCTTTTACGGGATATACCGAAAAACATCATATTATACCCAAATCTTTTGGTGGAACAGACGATAGTACAAATATAATTAAACTATCTGCTAGACATCATTATGTTGCTCATCTTTTACTAATGAGGGCGACAAAAAATAAAAAAATGATAAAAGCTGTTCATAGAATGGTGTTTGGTAAAAATAAAAATATTAAGCGTGACTATAAAATAACTAGTAAAATGTATAGTATATTTAGGCAGTACCATTCAGAAATAGTTTCATCCTATAGTAAAGATACCGTACTTGCGAGACAAATCTATACTAAAGAATTAAAGAGAATACCCAAAAAATTATTTGATTATTATAAAGATATATTATATGAAGGTGTCAGAAAAAATAGTAAAGATAGTTTACAAACTAGACTAAGAAAAAGTATAGGAAATAAAGGTAAACCTAGAAAAACATTTATTGATAAGGAAAAACGAAGTTTATCAGCATCTAAATGGGGATACTCTACACCGAAAGGTTATTGTAAGAATTTTAGGGATTTGTTAATTCTTTACCCCTCATTTACTGGTTCTACATTGGATCCTATACGGGATAATAAAAAAATTACGAAAAAATTTGCATCCGTTCATATAGAGTTTAAATCGCATATAGGAAAAACTTTTAGTGAATATGGTATTATAAGAATTGAGAGGAATAAAAGTGATTAGATATACAGAATGTTTTTATAGTATTCAAGGCGAGGGACGTTATATGGGTGTTCCTAGTGTATTTTTAAGAACGTTTGGTTGTAATTTTCGTTGTAAAAATTTTAATAGGAAATTACAGGACATACCTGCGGGGGAAAAAATAAACCCAGAAGTTGAACAAGTAATAAAGAATATTG